ATATGGGCTTCTGTTCTGACCACCCATCATAGAAAACATCTGCATCATTTGCTGCATAAACTGCATCATTTGTTGCATACCCTGCTGGCCTTGTTGGCCACCAAATTGATTCTGCTGGTTAAACATACCACCACGTTGTTGTGGTTGGTTAAACATACCACCGCGTTGTTGTGGTTGGTTAAACATACCACCACGTTGTTGTGGGGGTTGCTGGCCAAACTGTTGTTGTTGCTGCTTCTCAAACCTAGAGGCATATGCTTCTAGTTGACCTAAAGCATCTTTATCTTGACCTCTGCTTTCTTCACTTCTTTTAAGAAGACCCTGATACTCAGGAGAATTCATTTGTTCATTTATGCTGGGGCTATCAAGACTTTCTATCCCAAAACCACCCATAGGCATTTGATCATCTCTTCTGGAAGGACGCTGAATGCCTCCGTACTGCCCCATACTTTGACCGCCTGTGAACACTAGAAGATTCCGCTGAACTTCTTGCCGCGCAGAGCCGCTCCGCCACCACGCATCTCACCAGCACCATAAGGAGCAGACTTGGTAGGAGTAGCTATGGTTTCAGCCTTGGAATAATTAACAGTCCCCTGATCCTTGATAGATACTTTGCTATCCGTAACCTTGGGCTGTGGAAAACTTGTTTGTCGCTTGATCATGACTTCTTACCTTTGGGTGCTGGTTTTTTAGTTTTTACATTTTTTGGCTTTTCAGGGGCAGGGGTAGTTTCTTCAACAACCTCTGGCGTGACCTCTAGCGTTACTTCCTCAACCTCTTCAACCAAAGGCTTAAGTGTTGCTGTAGGTTCTTGAAGTGGCAGGAACCCATGCTTGTCTGCTTCAAACTGCTTGTTCTGCGCCTTATGTGTCGCAGCCATCTTTTGTCTTACTGAACTCATAAATATTTCTCCTAATTGTTAAAGAAGTTTTTGGCCATGTTCTCTGCCGTCTTTGCCATCTGAGCAGAACGCTGTAAATCAATGCGCTCTTTGGCAACGTCATCCTTTAGGTGGGCAGTATGATCTTGCAATGCAAGGCGATCTTGACCCAATTCAACATTATTATCAATCCTATCACCCTCTAGCTTGATGCGTTGCTGGGCTTCTTGAGCCTTGCGGTCAATGTCCTTGTCCTTAAGATCAAGTTCTTCTCTGCGAAGCGCGACCAAAGGATCTTCTTCCTGACCAACCTGCAGATCTGACTCAACCTTCTGAAGCAGTTCAACAGTCTTTTGAGCAACCTTGTCTTCCATAATGGTCTGCATCTGCTGCTGCATCTGCTGCATTTGTTGTTGCACTTGTTGTTGCATCATTGGGTCCATCTGAGCTTGTTGTTGCATCTGCTGAATCTGTTGCTGCATCTGCGTAACTTCAGGATCTTGTTGTGCCAGTTCTCTCGCACTAAAATCAATGTGCTGATAGATGTGGGCTTGAATCACACCCGCAGCCTGCATTTGACCTTCAGGCACTTTTTGAATGACTGGAAGTTTAAATAACAAAATATGAGCCTTCATGTGTGCATCATGATCTTGGTCAGGAAAAGCAGTTGCAGGCTGTCCTTTTAAGAAGCCAGAGTTCTCCATAGCAGGAGAGATCGGCTGTGGCTGCGGAGGAGGCGGTAGAAGCTGCTCAATCTGCTGGACACCCATTGCCTCATACATGCGGCGATACGCTTCATACATACCTTTTTGGCCGTGTATCTCTGGGTTCGCCTTGACCATGTTCATCATCTCTTGAGCAAGCATAACGCGCTGGCTCATAGAGAATATATTGGGATCAGATACAGGAATGATGTCTATGCGATCATCAAAGTCCTGTGCCATCAACTGCTGCTGACCGCTGGCAATCATGTACGGGTAAGATTTTAAAGGAGAGTCCTTAATGACCCGTGCAAGTAGATTGAATTCAATACGCTGACTGTAGTGCATGCGCTTATGAATCGCGCTCATAACACGGCTACCCTTCTCTAGAAGAGCAATCGTGGTGCCTACAGGCGCTTGTTGATTACCATCACCAACCTGCATATCACCAACAGATGCAAACCTACGGCCTGCCTCTACCAACATACCTAGCAACTGCAACAAGGTTTGGCTTGGCTCTTTAAACGGTAACGGCATAAGCGCATCACGAAGTGATCCACCAGGCGCATCCATATCCCTAAACTCGCCAGGCTGAAGCGGTATATCGTTGTCACGAATCCGTATGCCTCTAGCCTTAAATCCTGCAGGCAAGTTAGCCAGCGTACCTGCATCGATCAACTGACGCAGGATAGAAGTAGATGCCTGAGACAATCCACCAATCATATGGGTCAAACCAAAGCCGTAGAACCCAACACCTGGCAAGAACTTGTAATGCACAAAGTAATCTATGCGCTTACGCATCATATCGGCTTGTACATAGTTCCTACGAATAGAAAGAATAGTAGATTGCTTAGGTGACAGAGTGACGATGTACGGCAACTTAATGCCAGTCTCTTCGCCCATCTGGTCAACATCCTCATACCCTGGGATGTCTAGTTCAACGTGGACCTCAAGCAGTTCACACTCATAGTCATTTGAACTACCAGAAGGCTTAACGCCTTGTAACTCATCGATCTCCTCATCAATCTGATCAGTATCAGAATAGTCGTTGCCTGAGTCAGACATGCTGGTCTTTTTATAAAACCCAGCCTGCTGGAGCTTGCGAACTTGATTCATCGACATGTCAATCACATGCGTGATACGCACAGCATCATCCAAGCTTGTTGTGCCATAAGGCACAATCAACTTCTCAGATGGAATGAATCGCGATACAGGACGGCCAAGTGACTGGTCAAAGTGGACCTTACGGAACGCACTGCCAGACAAGGGTAAATAAAACAGTAGTTGGTCAGTCTCAGGATCGTATTCTTTCATCTCCTGAGTGATCATGTAGTTCATGTACTCTTGCACACGAGCAGCCTGCAGATCAGTCTGGGGTGTACCCATACCAATAACATTGGTCTTTACAGGCCCACCAGCAGGTAACATCTCTTTGTAAGCTTGAGCTTGAAACTGTGTGACAGACTCAGCAAGAAGGGGGTGAATAACGCCAGAAGCACCGTCAAAAGGTTCTGTACGATTCTCAAACTTCATGCCAAGAAACTTAAGACCCTCAGTGTACTGGTCCATCCACTCTTTGCGTGAGGACTTATCATCATCGATGTCGCCCATCAGATTAGAGTAAATACGACCTAAATCTGTTTTATCTAGTTCTTCAGCAAGGTTTGCAGTAAACGGTAGCGGGATGTCTTCATCAAGATCATCCTCGCCAAAGACCATAGTGCCGTCTTCCAAGATAGACTCATCGCCATCCTCTATGCCATCAAACATCAGTTCATCTTCAGACTCATCTGATATAAGAATTTCTTTTGAGTTGTCTTCAATATCCAACTCATCAATGTCTATCTCATCTACGCCACGTTCAATTGCCATAACTTACTCTTCTGCGTACAGATTATTAAATATTCGATTAACATCCAGAGTGTAATCTAAATCAGACTTGCTGTAGTGAATATGCTGAGATGGTCTAAAGTCAGGCGCGCCCTCTCCCGTTTCAAACCAAGCTGGATGTGTAACCCTTACCCTGTTATTTGGCAAAGCTACTATATTTCCTGTCCACTCGCCAGCATCAAGTAACTCCATAACATGCGACTGCTTGTGCTGTGCAGGATCGTCTGCTATCTCATTGTCGGTGTAGTCTACCGTAAACATATATTTTGCAGGATAGAGGTTACCATCAATCTTCGCCAGCCAAGGACATGGCGTTGCTCGATCTAGAACGTAAACTGAGTGAGTGCGAGAAGAACAATCCCAAGGCTGGGCATCATGTACAGCCATAGGTTCTGGCCATTCTTGAAACGGAGTGTCGGCAACAAGAGCCGTGATAGGCATTCGCGCCCACATTGCACCACCGTGGATATTTGGTTCGTTCTCATCGTCATCCGATTCGCACCCAGTGAAGATAACTTGAAAACTCAGACACCTGGTAGGCATTGTAGTAACAGCAATGACCATGGCGTGTAGAAACTCACCATGATATCGCTCGTGATTAACTGTGTATTCCCTTCTTATCCAACACTTAAAGTGCGGGATGTTGCTTTGAAGGTAGGGCATTTGCTTTTCCTTTTAAAAAATATCCTTTGTGTAGTTTTCAAGCCTTTCTATTAAGCTTGGAGTTTTTGGTTTTGCTGCAGGGATGGGGAGTCTAACACCTAATTCTTCTTGACGCTCTGGTGTTAAATAATTTCTTGTATTGTCTTGCAAGTCTTCAAAAATTCTAAGTACCATTTCGTCGCCACCAAGAGGGCTGCGGCCATAAATTTCTTCTTCTTCGGCTTTTGTTTTTCTTTCTTCAGGTGTGTTTGGGTACTTGGCATCAAGAGCGTCTAGGTAAAAATGACTATTTTTAACAAAGTCACTCAAATAGGCACGTTCTTTATCAAGCTTTCTGTGCTCAATACTATCTTCTATAGAATCCTGATTCATGCCTTGCATCTCAAGATCTAGTTCTTTAAGCCTATCCTCAAATAATGGAAGACTTTGTGCTCTGTGGACCAATTCGTGATTTATTGTTTTGGAAAGATCATCTAGGCCACCAAAGCCACCGTACCCCTCTACGCCCTGATAATCCGCCCCACCACGCTCCCTTAACTCTGGATCAGTAGATTGGAAGTATCTGATTTCATCAGCTTTAGGATAAGTGCCTTGATAGAAATCAAGACCTAAACCGTTTAAGACACCACGCTTAAGTTGGTTACGAGTTGATTCTGGAAAAGAGTATTGGCCTAAAAGATTAGACATCACTTGAGGTTTTCCAGGCTTTGGCATTCCCATGGGCTTAATAACAGCACGGCGACCTTGTGACCCTTCCTGATCACCTTGGCCTTGCATGCCAAGATAAGACATCAGACCGTAAAGACCGCCATAACGAAGATCTTCAGGTAGGCGAGTCTGAACCTCACTCTCAAACTCAATATCAGCCATAGCCTCAGATGCGGCACGGGCTTCTTCGGCAGAGATATCGTCTAGTAAGTCTTCTATCCCCACTTAGATTCCCATTTTGTGGCCATGCCACCGTTCTTAAACCCTTTAACAGCAGCGCCTGATCTGCGTTTTACCGCAGCGGGAGAGTTTAGCATACCGCCGTTAGCTTTCTTCAAAGGTTTGCCCTTTTCATCAACCTCTGCGAGTCTTCTGCCAACTTCAGATCCACCAACAGCCTTCATAAGATCATGAACGCCCTTAGCAGTAGCACCGACAGCCAATGTGCCAGCGCCAACCTTGGCCACGGTTCGTATGTTTTCCTTGCGCCTAGCCTTATCCGCAGCTTTCTCAGAAACACTTTCATTAACCATGTCGCGCATAGGGTTGCCTTGCGCTTTAGCCTTAGCTTCCGCTTGCTTTTTGCGCTTGCGAACCTTGGCGGTTTTTACCGCCTCGCCAGTTTTTTGTATAAGTTTTTTAAACTTACCCATTAGCGCATCGCCCTTCCATATCCACGAGTAGCAGCACCTACACCTCTGGGTTTGGACTGCTTGCGTGATACCGCCCCACCTTTGGCATAACCTTTCTTCTTCATCATGCCGCCCATAGCTTTCTTAACAGGCTTTATCTTAAAAGCTTTGTCAAAGCCGCCAGCTTCTTCAATGGCAGTATCAAGATCAAAGTCACCAAACATTTCTTCCGATCTTGATTTTGCTTGAGCAGAAGTCTTTGATTTTTCAATGTAATCAAAAGCATTGTTGATTGACTTGCTTGGAGAATCTCCACCCCGCCTCTTTAAAGACGCAACCTCACCAGCGTCAGGATAGCTCATTGAATCTTTATACTGCTGACGCAAATCAGACTTGAACTTAGATGCGAGTTTAGTCGCGCCACTTACAACAGCTTTTATACTCATTATCTCATCGCCTTGCCGAAGCCGCGCTTCGCTACACCTACGCCACGAGGCTTAGTGGCCTTGCGTGATACGCCGCCTCTCTT